GTTCTATAAGTAAGCTCTCCTTTATATGCTTCACCAGCTCCTCTAGCTTGAGTTAATAAGGATCTATTAATTTCGTTTTGAAAATTAACCGTAGCATTATAATTAGCAATGGTTAGCTCAAAAGCATTCTCTACTTCCTGGTCTAACATCATTAAATATGGAGTTTCACCTATACGATCTACATCCACTCCACTTTTTAAAAGATTGACAAATAAATTACTCTTAACACTTTTTAAATGTTTTTTTAATCTTGGTTCATCAACTTTTTTAAAAGTTTCTAATTTAATTTCTGCATTTCTTTTATCTATGCTGGCTTGTAAATTATATAAATCCTGATTAAATCTTCCTATTTGTTTTCCAGCAAAAGCTCCAAAAATATTTCCTATAAATGACATTAATTAAAAATCCTCGCTAATTGGTAATAGTCTGAACCATCTGGTCCATAACTTTTTTTTAATCCTTCGATTTCCATTCCTAACCAGGTAGCAAATCTTACTCCTAGTTTAAATTCAGATTTGACGGATGTTTGTAATCTTCTAATTTTATTTCTTTTGCACATTTCCTCTGTTAATTCCTTCATCGTTTTGGCTGCTAAATATCTAATGTCAAAAACATTACGACTTGCCATTACCCAACCTTCGCAAACTCCTGGCCATAGAATAACAATTCCTATTGCATAAACTGGTTTATCATCAACAAACATGGTAAAACCGTTGCCAGGCTTAGTATAATTACAAATTCTGTTATCTTCATAACTGGCATCAATTTCCATAAGCTTATGGTTCATTCCATAACTTGCTATTTGATCGGCATGAAATTTTTTAAAAGGCTTTATTTTACTATCCATCTGAGATTACAAAAGTTGGATAAAGTGCTAGTAAAGAAAGAGGCAAAGGTTGATCTTGTTTTACAAATATAAATCCATCTGAATTGTAATCATCGGTAAATTCTACTGTTTTATCTCCAGCTAATAATGTTGATACTGGATTGTCCATATCACTTGAAGTTGTTCTAAAAGGAACTGTTTCAAGATTTGTTAAACTTGGTCCACATTTTACACCAACGGTGTTAAATAATCTTAATACTACTTTTGAAATTCTTTTTACTTTTCCTTGTCCTGTTCCTTCAGCAGAACCTCCTTCAATTCTCATTGTTTGAAGAATAGAATTATAACCTAATCCAACTTTAACTTTTTTTGAACTTCTGTCTAATGTAATTCCACCACTGGAAACTATTTTATCAGCATGAGTAGCTCCATCTGCAATTATTTGAACAGTTTGACCTTCGAGGTGATCTAATCCTGTTATTGATGTAGTAGCAGTTCCATCATAACTTAAACCACTATCAAGAAAATGAAAATCTGTTGCTGTAGATTCATCAAAAGCAAAAACAGAAAAAACTTCTACATATCTTCTTGTATTGCCGTTAACAATTCTTTTAACAATAATCCATAATTCATCTTCATTTAATGTTCCTGAAATAGATGCTACACTTTCAACAACTGGAAAACTTTCACTCTGTACTGTAAGTCTGCCTGTATCAAAACTTTTAACAGTTAAAAATCCTGTAGCTTCATGTGAACTTTCTCTAACTGTAACAATAGCTGCTGCTGGATTAGAAACTGTAAAATCATCATGATTATTAATAGCTGTAAAAATATTATCTGCTGTTGTGTTATTATTAGTTTGAGTTTTAAATTCATCTGTTCCAGCAGTACCAGTTGTTGATGTGAAAGTTACTTCTTCACCATTGGATTTTGTAAATGTTAATTTTGTTCCTGTTGCAATATTAGAATAATCTGAAACTGTTACTGTACATTCTTGTCCTATTCCTCCTAGCTTATGTCTTGACCAGGCAACAACATTTTCTGATCTTTGGTAAGTTAGGCAAGCTAAAACTCCATCATCTCTAACGCACCATAAATTTGAATCTGGCGATTGTTGATATGCCATTTCATTTATGCCTGAGTCTGTAACGGTTTCATTTAATATAGTTAAATCTGGTGCTGTATAACCATCAACATCAAAGTCATAAGCAAGTTCTCTAATTTTTCTTTTTGCTCTTTGTAAAAACAAAGTTGCGTTACCAGCTGGAATAGCATCAACAGTTGAGCTTCCATAACTGGATTGTTTTTTAATGGTAATATTGCCTGGTGTTACTGCTGCATCTGTTCCGTCTGCTGAAATTGTCCACTCACCGCCAGTTGTGCCAACGATTAAAGTTCGAACTGCTTTAAGATAACGGATTGCATTAACCTGATTTGAAGCAATTGTATAAACCATTGCATGATCAGCATCAGTTCCTGTGGTCATGTTGGTATAATCACCTGATTTAGAAAAATACAATGTTTGTGGTTCGCTGCTTGTTCCAGCAAATACTAGCCTTTGTTCAAAGAAACTAACACAAGATGGATGTCCAGTTGTGTCTGAAAAAGCTCCTAATGAAAATGCTGCTGTTGCATCGGTATTAGTAAATGCTGTTGTAATTGTGCAAACAACAACTGTCGTATTTGTTCTAGCTGTTATTTTTGCTTCACCACTATTAAATTTTAATATTCTACCAACATCTGTTGTTTGAAAACCAACACCACCATTAATTCCTGTAATCGCACTAGCTGTTATATTTACACCAGTTCCTGTTCCTGAACTTGCTGGAGTGAGTGTTGTTGCTGTAGTATTAGTAGATAAATAAGGTCCAGTTTCTGCAAAATCTACTTCTGATAATGTCCAGCTTGTATGTCCTGTTCTTGCCAACTGGCTTACTTCATGCGAGTTATGACAGATAAACATAGTATCTGCGGATTGAGCAAATTTTAAATCTGGAATTTGTGCTGTCGTATAGCTTGTTGTTATTTGATAAATTTTGTTAATTGTTCCAGCAGAAGAATAAGTTGTATAACCTGAACTATCAATAGCATTGCCATCAACATCATTCAATTCAAAAGTATTTGTAGTTTTGTTTGCAACTTTAAAAGTTTTTCCATTTACTTCTGTCATTCCAGAAACACTTGTAATAATAACAAAGTCTCCGTCAGAATATCCATGAGAAGATGATGTAACTACTCCAGGATTAGCTTTGGTAATTGCTGTTATGGTTTTATCTCCTTCGGTTATCTGGCCTTTGTCTTTAAAAAATCTTATATATAAATTTCCAAACTCCAACATATAAGTTTGAGTTGTCGAAAATTCAAAAGGAATTAATCTACTTTTAGCAGAACTATCTTTTGTTTCTGAAATAAATTGAGTGCCAGGTCTTCTTGTAGAAGCTCCTTGCGGATGCACCAACATATTTTCCATAGTTTTACATCCAGAAGAATATTTTTCAAAATCTGTTCTACCATCTAATTTTGCAGAAAATTCTCCTGAAACAAAACTACTTAATGCTAATGTCGTTCTTGGCATATTTCTTTTTCCAAATTTCTTTTTGAGTTAAACCTACTTCGTCTTTTTTTTCTTTTGTTCTGTGATGTATTTCGTTTGAATTAAATGTTTCAACTAAAGCATAACGACAAATTTTTCCTGTTCGATCGTTCCATTGAAAATGTAATAAATATTTTCTTTTCGTATAATTTCCAATTACTCCTGGATCAAAGTCTCTTAATGTCATTACAATCTAGCATCAGTAAATTCATTTGCTTCAACTGTATCTACACTATTCTCCGTTGAGTCTATAAATCTTGCTTCTCTAAGTCGTTCCTCTGCACGGCTCAAATAGTTTGAAGCCAATGTTGCATTATTTGTTATTGGATATGCTAAATCGGCTGCTAATTGATGACTGATTGCTTCTCTTAAATAAGCATCATAATTATTTGGATCGGTATCTAAAGCAATGTAAACAAGATAAACAGTTGTCTGATTTGTAACTATATTTTTTCTTTCAACTTTATAATCTAAATCAGCAGCTATGCTATCTGTGGTTCCGTTGTGTATTTTAAGCACACGAAGAAAATCACTAGGTAGAGCATAAGAATAGGAATATTCCATTACAGGAGCTGTGCTATTTCTTGCAAGTTCTATGCGCTTTATTAAGCAGTTCCAATTATG